GTGCATTGTTTGATGGCAATGCGCCAAGAAGCGCAATCCTCTTTCACGCTTGCGCTCTTCCCAACCGTTGGTTGGATCTGTAACAAACTTTCCGTCAAGTGTTTCAAGAACATCTTGCCACAGTTGTTTTGACTGCGAAACACTCATTGACTTAGAAGAAAGGCTAGTGGCAATTTGCTGACCCTTTTTGATGTTTGCGTACCACCGGGAAATGTCAGTTTGCAATTCTTCAACACGGGCTGAAATGTTGTGCGTGTGTCGAAAGCACCAACCATTTTTAGCAGCGTCAATTGCGCTGTGAAATGTGTTGCTGCAAACGACTCGCACACTTGTAGGAATTACTCGCATTGCCATTGTTCCGTCATGGGCATTGGCAATCATTAAATAGGGTGTTGCAAAATCTTCACACCCGGTCATGTCAACGGTTGGTGACCGCAGCAACATCCATACTCGTCTGCCACCTTGAATACTCCCGGCAGATTCAACTTCAACTCCGCGATCCTCTCCGGCTTGACGAAACGACCAAGCCAATTCAGCAAGGGTAGCATTCTGCACCGGGCTGTATGAACTACCAACAACCCCAAGAATGCTGTAATCATCGCTGCGAACAAGCATCTTGTGAGATCCGGTAGCAATTCGCTTTGGCTCTTGCGAATCTAAATCAAATCCGCAAACCATCGACTCAGACTCAAGAACACTCCATTCCATCTTGGCAATCCGCAAAGCAGCAAACGGGTTCGGGGCTCCTTCAACAACAGTACCCAAGCCGTGCCAAGCAGCCTTGTCTGCAAAAACCTGACCATCATTCGTTTCAATTTCGTGCGCCATAACTTGTCTCCATGCCCTGCGTCCGGCAGGTGCGGTTGCCGTAATCTTTCGGCATGAGGATATTAACCCCGATTCATCGGGAAGTCAAGCAGCGGGGCGGCAATTCTAAAGTTTTTTTAAACTGTTTGAAGTCAATCAAATTTAGTGCAACGGTGAACGCGAAGGAAACGACCCCGTTTCCGGGGTCTTTTAGTGCAAACGGAGCCACGCTTCGGTTGTACGCCACGATTCCAAGCAGTATCGTTACTTGGTTCCATTTTGATATTCGGTTGATATCCGCTGCCATCGTGAAGGAGCGCAAGCCCGAACAGGACATGGCGCGAGATAGGGTCAGTCCTCGCGTCTACACCGATCCCTCCCTACCGTGCCGGAGGGGCATTGCAACATTCTTGCAGCGGACTGCTTCACTCCCGGTGATTGAGCGGTAGAATGTGATCGCTCGGGTTTCGTCGCCGCACACTTTAGCAACACGCTCAAAGAGTGCAAGAGCAAAGACCGCCATATGTAAAAATATCGGCGGTTTTTCTATTGAAGGGGTTGCGTTGTAGTGAGGTGTTGTTAATGTGGCAAGATGATAAACACACTTGAAAAGCCTACATGGAATGAGACATGGCAAATGATTCGCGGGTTGTGGTCTGAGTGGGAACCGACCCCGCAAACCACTAAGTGGTTGTGGGAAAGATGGATGCCGCTTCATCAAGACAAATTAATGGATGCTGTCAAGCAGCATCGAATGGAAGCCGCATCGGAAAAATCAAACCGACCAATATTTAATCGCATCAACGATCTATACATAGAGAGAACGGTTCAGCAGCAACTCGTTGTTCACACGCGAGTTGAGAAAGAAAAAATACAGCCGCTTTCTGACAGAGATTTTAAGGAGTGGGACAAGTGGGCTGCAAAGGTCATGGCAACTGCAACCGCTGAAGAAATCAAAGCCGCTCAAGAGGGTGTTGGCTTGCTTTCAATAAGTACCGAACGAGTTCTTGCTATTGCGGTGGATTTGTACCGCGAAAAGAATCTCACAAAATCTAGGAAAATACCGCCCGCGCCGCTTGCCCCCCGGTAGATCGGTGCTATACTCTATATGTAAGGCAAGATGCCTTACCCGACCCGCCGGACGCGGATACAGGAGACAGTCATGGAAACCACAGAAATCATTTACGAAGTAACCGGAACCAAAGCATCTTGGACACGCGGCGGCACAATGCGATTTGTAGACCAAAACATCAAATCAGTTTGGATTGCCCGCCGAATTGCAAATCAATCATGGACAGCAACCGTTTGGACAGTTGATCCGATCACAGGCAAGCGCGTTCGGTTTGAAAATCAAAAGCAAGCAAAAATCGCGTATGCCGAATTCCTAAAAACCAACAAGGCTGTTTGACAAATTTAATACCAAGGAGATCAAAATGCCAAGTCAAACACGCAAACACCGCCGCTCATACAAAAATGCCGTTCGAGTAATCAACAAGCGTATTTCAAACCTAGCAAGCCGAATTGATTTGGTTGCTAGCAAAGTTTGCCCGTCTTACGGCATGTCGTGGAGCGAACCAATTAATTCTGCAGCGCACGGCGCATATGGAGATGAGGTGCGCCAATGGGCATATGAATTGGCTTTGCTTCAGCGCAAACTGTGGAGCGCGGAGTATTTCCAACACACCACTCACAAGCAACGTCGCATTTGGGCAGCAGAAGAAGCGAGTGAATCATGAACGACATTCAACTTGCAACCTTTAGAACAATTGCTGACGCAATGCTTGGCAGCAACCGCATTTGGAATTGGCACTCCGACATTGACCGATGGGCTCCGGCTCAACAGTTAATTAGCGTGACCGAAAAACAAGCCCGCGATTGGCAGCGAAAGTACGGTGGCACGATTACTTGCGACTTCAAGATTGAGGCAAAGCCATGATCAGATTCAACACCAATGCAAGATTAAATGAACTCATGGCTAAGAAGTCTGATGCCATGACGGTGTTTACAAACGCCAAGATTGCCCACAGCAAAGCCGTTGCGGCATTGCCTGAAACGGCAGCACTCGCAGAGGCTCAAATTAAATTCAACAAAGCATCTGTAGAGATGTTGAATTACCACAAGAAATTGAATCCGGAGACATAAAAGAATCTCACAATCTTTCAATAATTACCGCCCGCCCCTCTTGCATACCGATGAATCGGGGGTATACTACTAATGTAAAGCAAGATGCTTTGCCCGCGACCCCCGGACGGGGAACACAAGGAGACTGATATGGCACAACTACAAATTACACCCGCAGTACTAAGTCAAACCTATCGGGGCAAGCCCGGAAAATGCTGCTGCGGATGCAGCGGAAACTACTACGAAGATGCAAAGACAATGCAGCGGTGCATTAACAAGGTTGCAAAGCACATTGCAAACGGAGGCGAGTATCAACTTGGCGGGACATATATGTCGGCTGACATTGGGAATGTCCAATACAACATTTACTTCAACGACAATTGGAATGTTGAAGAGTTAAATGGCGTAATCGCAGTATGCAAGTCAGTAGCCCGAATTACTTTTAATGACTAAGGAACCCACCATGAGAACTCAAAAACAAATTTTTGAAACAATGACATTGCGATTAGCAACTGCTGAAGGATCAATTGCTGAAGGCAACATGGACAATTACAGGCGTGATGCTGCTGTAGATACTGCCAATGCGTTTATCTCGTTTGCGTGTGCAATTGGCATCTTTACTGCGAAAGACAGACTTGAATGGTCAGGGCGCATTTTGATAGCGCGAAACTATGCGACCATGCGAAGGTTTCAATTAATGAAAGAAGAATTGGAAAAGGAAACAGAAAATGCAGTCAAGATTTTGGCTGCAAGTCATAGCGTAATTTCACCCCGTGCAGATGCGACCCCCTCTTGGATGCAGGGTCTACCTGTAGAAATGGATTGATGCCATGTTGACAGAAGAAGAAAAGTTTGCGTTGAAGATGTATCAAAGGTTGGTACAGGAAGATCCAAGGGAGGTTTTCCGTGACATGAGAAAACAAATCTTGCGCGATTTTGAGTTTGGCTACAAAGCGGGATTTGAAGGAAAGTACGAAACCCACAAACTTCTGTATCCCGAATATGTTTTGTTAAATGACCAAGATCGACAGAAATTGCACTTGATGATTTTGCAATCATTGCAAGCGGGCGCACAGGCTTTTACGGCTATAAGATTGACAAATTTATTAAACACGAAAGCGGAGTAATCATGCAACGAAGCGAAACGATTGGAACTATCGCAAGCGCGATGGCGAAAGCAAATTTGGAAATCAAGAACCCTGAACTAGACGGGATCAACCCGCATTACAAGAGCAGGTTTGCCACTCTTGCGGCTGTGTTGAATGCCGTGCGGTCACCACTAGCAAAGCAAGGGATCGCCGTTCTACAGCCCGTCACAATGGATGGGAACTTCGTAGCGGTCACTACGACCCTTGCACACTCAAGCGGTGAGTGGATCTCTGAAACCCTGTCGTACCCGCTACCTGACCGTAGCACGGTGCAGCAGATTGGCTCGACTGTTTCCTACCTTCGGAGGTATTCACTTATTAGTTTCTGCGGTCTAGTGGGTGAGGATGACGATGGGGACTCTGATCGCCAAGCCCCTACTGAAGATCGCAAGCCCTTCAAGCCACAGAATGCCCGTGGAGCCACCCCGGTTCAGGCGAAGCCCCAAGCCGCCCCAACGGCTGAAACCGCGCCCAAAGCCAACCCTGCCCCGGCATCCGGGGTGGCGGACGCGTTCCCGGATGATGGTGAGTTCGTAGTACGGGTCAACAAGGTTGTTCGCAGGAAAGGAAAGCCGACTGCAATATCGGTTACAAGCGAAGACCATGGTGCTTGTTATGCATCCACGCTTGTAGACGGCTACGCGGATTACCTTGAAGACATTACAGGGGAATTGGTTACCCTTGGGTTGACCCGAAACGGTTTGATTCTTGAAATTACTCACATCACAAAGCCTGAGACAGTATCTAAACTAGAATTCTAAGCCATTGGCTACGCCCCACACGGGCGAGTCAGTCTCCCCCCGCGCATCCGGTTCCTAGACGGGTCACCCATGCGCGGGGGTTTTCTTTATGCGCCCGATCTACGAACAGCCACACAATCGCAAGATGCAGCGCGAGTTGATTGCATTGCTTCGGGCTGAACGCCCGGAGTTGCATTGCATTGAAACGGATCGCCTTGAGCCGTATGACTTTGAATTTAAGCGTGACGGGAAAGTCACCGCAATTGTGGAAGTAAAGGTTCGGCAACTTTCGTTTTACCGATTCCCCAACTACATGATTGCCGCAAAGAAGTCTGATAATCTTCGCAGACTGTCACGCGAAATGAAATGCGGAGCGCATTTGCTTGTTGGATTTCCTGATGCGGCTGCGCTGTTTACATTTACCGACCAAGTATTTCCACGCGCACAGGCAGGACGCAAAGACCGCAATGACAAACAAGACATAGAACCATGCGAGTTTATTCCGCTGTCATTGTTTAGAAGGCTGTAAAAGAATCTCACAATCTTTTGAGAATTACCGCCCGCGCCCCTTGCACCCCGCCGGATCGGTGCTATACTACTGATGTAAGGCAAGATGCTTTACCCGACCCGCCGGACGCGGACACAGGAGACACTCATGACAAACAGCAACGACATCAAGACGGTTGATCTCATCCCATTACTCGTCCGCGACCACGCTTTCAAGTTCTCAGTCGTGTTTTGCGAATACGCAAACAACATGAACGACAAGACTTGGGACGATGTAATGCAGGTGTTTGCCGACTTCAAAAAGTGGCTCGACAAGGACAAGAATCACAATGCAAATGAAGCGTATGTATTTAATGACGAAGGTGACACCGAGTATCGCGAATCAACAAGTGATCGGTTGCAGCGTTACATGGACAACCTCAAGGAATTTCATGGCTCAGAAGTGACATCGTGGTCAACAGTTGATGACATCGTTTCAATCCTAAACTCGCTTGGATGCTCAATCGCCGACCAAGCCTTTTGACACACACAGGAGACACTCATGTACACACCACAAGTAATTTTGCGAGGCGCGGCTCGAAGGAATAAGTTGGCAGTTACTATTGCCGGGATGATTGATGACAACTTTGAGGCAATGCTAAATAGCAACGGGCGAGAACAAGCCCGCATAGATCGTTACAACGAAGCAGAGATTCAAAAGATCAAAACCCACAACGAGGCGTACATTGCCGTATTGGAGTCGGGCGGGATTATTAACTACCACCAAGGTACTAGGCTTTTGGACTTTAATGAGGGTAGCGCGGAAATCGCCATAGTCGCTTGGAAGAATCTGCAGGACGAGTTCTACAAGTACGAAAGCCTTGGTGACGGCAAGGGAGACTTTGAGGCTTGGGCGAACGCACGATCTAATTTGCCCGAATACGCGGAGGGTACTTAATGTTTCCGCAAGACGAAATTGAGTTCAAGGCAGCAATGCCACGCGATAACGAGGATGTGTTCGTCCGGGCAGCGTATTGGTTAGTGTGGGATGACCGCTATGGATGCCCGCAAGGACAATCTGCCCGCAAGGTTATAAAGTGCTTGCGAGATTTAGTCACACAGACTGCGGAGAATTGCAAATGACGGTTGACCGTAGCGGGTGGCTAAAGAAGCCCGTGCGTGGGATAGTTACTTCTGTCAAGCCGTATGTTACTCATGCTCTGTTTGAAACGCACCACGGCAACCACAGGCGCAGTTGGACAAAGATTCACAAGGACTACGAGCAGCCCATTACAAGGTTGTGCGTAGTACTTCTTATGGACGAGGGGTGGCTTCTTTGGGGAGCCGTTGGCGGTGGGCTAAAAGGTCTTGACCCATTACCGCCAATTAAAATCGGGCATCGAATTCAAATTGATTCAGCCTGTCTAAAGCAACTTCAAAGCGAGTTGTATGTTGACACCTCATATGCAGACCGAATTATTCATGGCAAAATCCTAAAGAATACGACCCCGATACTTGACAATTATAAGCATCGGGGCTAAAATGGCAATCAATGAAGCAGCGTGTAATTGCCAAGCCAATGGACATTCGTGATTCCCTGTTGGCGAGTCTAAAAGAACAAGGCAAAACGAAGTATCGGTTTGGTGTTGAATGCTCAATGTCGGGCATTTGTCAACATCACACCGTAGATGAAATTCTTTCAACTACCGGGAACTCAGACAGAGTCCCATCTCTTGCTACTGCAATTGCTATGCTGAATGCTGTTGGGTTAGAACTAGTAGTTCGCCCGGTTTAACAAGGAAACATATGGAAATCGAAGAAATTCTGATTGGCGATCTTATTGGTGACCCAAATAACGCACGGCGGCACAGCAGGTCAAACATTGAAGCCATTAAGGCAAGCCTTGAAGCCTTTGGTCAGCAAAAGCCAATCGTTGTTACCCATGACAATGTAGTTATTGCAGGTAACGGATTTCTTATGGCGGCGGCTGAACTTGGTTGGAAGACGATTGAGATCGTCCGAACATCCCTAACCAAGAAAACTGCTGCTGCATTTGCTATTGCAGACAACCGAACCGCTGAGTTGGCTGATTGGGATCTAGAAGCACTTCAGCGAGTTATTGATGAAATGCCAATGCCGCTCCGAATGGCATCGGGATGGAATGAATCTGAAATCGCAGACATTCTAAAAAAGGCTGCTAGCGCAGAGCATTACAAGCCAATCGTTACGCCTGATTTTGGCAACTCATTGGTTACTGCTAAGGATGTTGACCGTGCAAACAATGTGTTTGATGTTGCTAGGAGCGAGTCGTTAAAGGTTGGGATTTGCTGCCCGCGCTGCGGAGGGGAGTTTGAAATTGACGCTCCAAATCAATAATTGGGACAGGCACTTTTATCTCGCAAAATGGATTGACGAAGCGCGATGGAAATACGCGGCATCTATGCCCAAGTTCCCTCACGAATATACCCTTCGTAAATGGAACAGCGATGCGGAGTTTGATGACGCGGTAATGTTTATCCGCGAATTTGGGTATCCTCAAAAGTTCTACAAGTCAACCTATATGTATTTTGACTTTAACGGGTGGCATCATTGGTCTATGGGTGCGCCCGTAAAAGACACCATTCTGATTAACCGTGGGATAAAAAAGTACAACACCGTCTATGACGAAATAGCAGCGTCTTATGACGGACTGTTTGCAGACCCCGAATCCAACAAAGAAACCAATGAAGTTCTTGAAATGATCGGCGCGGTTGACGGGCGCGTTTTAGATGTCGGATGTGGAACCGGGCTTTTGCTAGACGGGTGCAAGGTGGGCGATTACACGGGCATTGACATATCAACAGGAATGCTTGATGTCTTGCGAAAGAAGCACCCCGATTCTTCAGGGAAGATTATGTGTTCGTCTTTTGAAGATTGCTACATGACCGGGTTTGACAAGATTGTCGCGCTGTTTGGGGTAGCCAATTACATCCCCGAAAAACATCTAGAACGCATCCCAATGATGTTAAATCCCGGCGGGTCTGCATTTCTCATGTTTTACGGACCGGATTACAGCCCTGTTACATATTCTAAAACCGGAACCGTTGTGCCAAGCAACTCAGCCTACGAGCCCAAAGACGGCGATGTCCCGTACAACAATTACTTTATCCGCAAGATAACAGCCCAATGAAGATCTATTTAAAGCAAAATGTCTATGACGCTGCGCTTGACAGGATTCGGTATTTGTTTGACGAGTTCCCAAATGTAGTCGTTGGATTCTCCGGCGGCAAAGACAGCACGGTAACCCTGCAATTGGCATTAATAGTAGCGGAGGAGAAAAACAGGCTCCCGCTAAAGGTTATGTTCTTAGACCAAGAGGCTGAATGGGAATGCGTTATTGACTACATTCGATCCGTTATGAACGATCCACGGGTTGAGCCTATGTGGGTGCAGGTTCCCTTCAAAATTGCCAACGCGACCTCTTCCGCTGAACCGTGGCTGCATTGTTGGGACGAAAGTTCTGAAAGCCAATGGATGCGACCCAAGGAGCCAAACTCCATCAAGGTCAACAAATACGGCACAGATCGCTTTGCAGCCATGTTTACCAAGTTTGCGGAGGTTGAGTTCCCGGACAGCCCAATGTGCTATCTAGGGGGAGTTCGATGCGAGGAATCAGTAAGCAGAATGGTTGGTCTGACCGCAGCCGCGACCTACAAGCACATTACTTACGGCAAGTATCTAAACCGCAAGAAGCACCATTACACCTTTTACCCAATTTACGATTGGTCGTACACGGATGTTTGGAAGGCAATCCATTCTCACAAATGGACTTACTGCGAACTCTATGATGTCATGTTCCAATATGGGGTGGCTCCCCGTGATATGCGCGTGTCCAATGTAAACCACGAAACAGCAGTAAAGAGCCTGTATTACATGCAGGAGTTTGAACCGCTGACTTGGAACAAATTGACCAAGAGAATTGGCGGCATCAAAATGAGCGGTCAACTCAAAGGTGGTGCGTTTTCGGTAGTTAAATCGCTGCCTGATATGTTCTCGTCTTGGAAGGAATACCGGGATTTCCTGCGAGACAAACTATTAACAGACGCTGCTAAAGAGAAAATGACGAAGATTTTTACCCGAATGGACGCTTCATATGACACTTACAACGACCATGACGATATGTACCGGGTGCAAATCAATGCCATCTTGGCAAACGATTACGAGGGTACAAAGTTGAATAATTGGGAAAGATCGCCGATCCGTCACCTTTATCGCCGTATGAAACGCGACCCAAGCGTTGTTGCTTACACGGGCGCGTACAAGGATGCACTCAATGCTAAATGAGATCAAAAAACAGTTTGATGCCGCAGAAGACAAGATCGCCTTCGTATCCGAATTGCGGAAGTGGATTCATACCGAACTGTCCCTGTTGTCCGGTCAGCCTATTGACAATGTACTTTGGGTTCCCGTAGAGAAAGTCACGCCCAACGAGTACAACCCCAACTCCGTAGCACAGCAAGAGATGGGACTGCTTTACACCTCCATTATGCACGATGGGTACACGCAGCCTATTGTGACCGTATATAACGAAACGACAGGGCTTTACGAAATTATTGACGGGTTCCACCGCTATTACACCTGCAAGACTCAAAAGGATGTCAGGGACAGGAACATGGGCATGGTTCCCATTGTCGTGCTAAAGAAAAGCATCAACGACCGCATGGCTTCAACCGTGCGCCACAATAGGGCTAGAGGCAAGCACTCAGTAGCAGGGATGAGCAACTTAGTATTTCAGATGCTTAATGGCGGGTGGCTAGATAACGACATTTGCAACGAATTGGGCATGGAGCCGGAAGAACTGCTGCGGCTCAAGCACATCACCGGATTTAGCAAGTTGTTTGACGATGCCGAATACCGAAAGTCTTGGGTCACCAAGCAACAAATTCGCCTTCACAAGGAACACGGAGTGCCATGCCCGGAGTAGACTCCTCCAACTCCCCCCGGCGGCGGGGTAGACCTAAGAACCCCACGCAGAGCGGCGGGGTAGGGGAAGGTTTGCCCGCAAAGTCAAAGAAGCCCAAGAAGAAGCCACCCGCTCCTGTTGAGAAGGTGGTAGGCGACACCCTCATTCAAGACCTTAATGACCCACACCGTAAGCGTGGCACATATGCCTTGTTACAGCGGGCAATTGATGTGGCAATGGACATCCCGTTTGAAGCCATGAGGATGGCAAGCATGACCGCAGTCCGCGACCTAAGCAGTTCGGATGACCGGATACGGTCAAGGGCGCGGGAGTTCTTACTAAAGGTGCAGGACAGCGGGGTCGGATCTGCTGTCGGTCTTGACCGCATGGTTCGGCTTGATGACGGCACATCTACTGAAAATGTCGCAATAGCGTCAATAACACCCGAAGCATTGGCTGCGGTGGTTCAGACCATTCGCGGAAACTACCCCCGGTAAATGACCCCCGAACAGGCAATCCAACAAGCAAGGGTCAACCCCTTGGCATTTAACGCCTTGATCTTGGGGCGGGAAATTGGCAATATTCACGCCTCGCTGATGTCTGTAATGTTGGATACTAAGGATTGTTACGCTGAATTGCCCCGTGGTCACGGCAAGACCACAACGGGTGCTAACTGCATTGCGTGGCTATTAGGGCATTACCCAACACTCAGAATCAAGATCGTTGGATCTACTGACCCGGAAGCAGCCAAGACATCCGGCATGATCCGGGAGATTATTGAAAGCGAAAGATACCGGGCGGTCTTCCCGCACATTAGGATTCGCGCCGGAGATAACTCCCGCTCCGCATGGAGGTTAAGTGCGTCAGCACGGGGAACGCGAGATGCAACCGTGGAAGCCCTTGGAATCATGGGTCGAGCGGGTGGACGCTTTGACATCCTTTGGACGGACGATATCAGCGACTTGCGAAACGCCGTCTTGATCCCGGCAGAGCGCGAAAAGGTCAAAGAGGCTTATTACTCCAATTGGATGCCCATGCGTGACATTGCATCCAAGGGTCCGTTCTTGCCACGGGTGTGGAATACCGCCACCCCTTACCACACAGATGACATTACAGCCGACTTCAGAAGGGAACATGGGGCGCAGGGGACTATGTTGCGGATGCCCTGTACGGTCAAGGACGGGCGGCGTGTCAGCCCGTGGTCGGATGTGTTTACATCTGAGCAGTTGGACAATCAGTACCGAAAGATGGGGGCGATGGCGTATGCCCGTGCATACGAACTTGTCCCGCTTTCAAGCGACCTGCTTATTTACCGCCCTGAATGGTTTGGCTATTACCAACAATCCGAATTGCCAACTATGACCCGAACCATTGCAGCAATTGATTGGGGCTATGGCAAGCAGGAACAAGATCGCGCCCACCCCGATTACTCTGTGTGCATTGTTGGGGAAATTGATTTCCAACGCAACTTGTATGTAACCGATGTTATGCGGGTCAGGGAGTCCTTCCCAACCTTTGCCAAGATGGCTTCCCAACTGCTTGAACGCCGTGGAGTGTCGGTCGTGTTGGCTGAAGGCAACGGTCCGCAAAGAGGCATCTTTGACCAATTTGGAACGATTACCAACTTCCCAATGGTGTCCGTGGAGCGAACCAAAGACAAGCATATTCGGGCTGCGGGCAGTCAACCATTCGTGCAGGGCGGGAAACTCAAGTTTCCAACCGATGTATCCGGGAAACTGCTCCCCTCGTTTCAGCCCGTAATGGACGAACTTCTGTCGTTCCCCGCCGGGGCGCACGATGACTGCGTTGATGTAATCGTGGATATGTGCAGCGAGGCGGTTCGTGGGAGTCTTGGTGCATCGGACAGGCAACGGCTTACTGAGCCACACGAAACGGTTAACCGGATCTTTAGCGCACGGGAGCCCAAGGGGGGCAAGGCGTTCTTTTCTTGAATGTCATTGGCTTCGGGGTAGCATCAAGCCATGAACAACACTCGGAAAGACATCATCGCCCGCCTTGGATCAGCGCAAACTAATGCTCGTCCCGGTGCAGGTCAAAAGGTAATGAAGAAACCACCTACGGAATTTAATCTTGAAGACGCTTGTTGGGATGGATACGAAGCGGTTAACACAAAGAAGAAGGATGGCAGGACTGTCCCCAACTGTGTCCCCAAAGCCAAGTCAGCCCGTCCGGGTCCACGAAGAGCAACAAGTGAAGCGGCACGAAGTATTGCGGCAGACCTTGACGCAACCTATGGAATTCAAGCGTGGGTTGAAGATGCCATTGTGTTTGTTGATGCCAAGAATTTTGAAAGGGCAAAGCAAGCCCGTGCCGAACAAAACAAAAAGCATTACAACCCAAGAATTGCTTTAAGGGCTGTGACTTCTTCCCGCCCCGGCAACGCAGTAAAGTTTGCAACACCTGAGCAGATCAAAGAGGAATACAGACAACTTAAGCAAGTTCCTAAGCAAAGGTTGTTTGATATGTGGGCGCGTGAAACATTAGGTCGAGTTCACAACGCTAATATTCAAGATCAAGACAAATCTAATATGGCTGTTGATTTAATTCGCAGCCGTTTCCCGCGCAAGGATTATGAAGCAGCGGGTTTCAAAGTAGAGTCCTCCCGCCCCGGCGCGAAGGTAAAGATGGCAGAGCCATTGCCTACCCGTCCAATCGGTAGTGGGCAGAACAGACATTTGGTTTATCACCAAGCAGTTGCTGAAGAAATTAAGCAGATTAAAGATGTGCGTGACAGCCTCTCTTATCTTCGCGAACAACTTGTTAATGCCAAGAGTGATATGAACGGAGCAATTGCATCCTTTATGAAAGTAAAGGAGTTTGAAGACGAAGCCAAAGCAAAAGCGCAATTTCAACTTGCTGAAAATCAATTCAAAACGGCAAAAGACATGGCACGGGCTTACCTAAAACAACTTCGTTTTGCCCGTCCCGGCGCGAAGGCGAAGTTTGAAGCAACAGGATCAAAGAAATACTTTCTTGGTGAACTCGACACCATTATCGCGGGCATTTCTGAAATGAATCGCCTGTTAGAAAAGCAAGCAAAAGGAAATCCTAAAATCAAAGAGGTTTTAACTGCTCTTGCCAAAGCCGAATCTTTGATGGTAACCGCTGAATCAAAATTAATGCAAATTGATTTTGCCCGTCCCGGCGCGAAGGTCAAGTAATGAACATGACCGCCGAATCAGTTGCCAAACGAGCAGCCGCTTCGGGGCGTTCGTTTACTCAGCAATGGATGCTTGACAACCAAGCGGAGCGCGATGCCTATGTAAAGCAACGCGATGCTGCTGAACAGAAGCGGGCGTTAAAATCAGCGGTTAACAACTCGCCGGAAGTCAAACAGGCTGAAGCCAACTTGGCAAAAGCAAAAGCCGATCTTGCGGACTTTGAGGTTCGCCGCCGCGCTGCGGAGATTGCGGGCGAACGCCTTGCGCGGCGTGAACAAGAACACGCCGCGTTGACCGCTAAATTGGAGCAGCAGAAGCGTGAAGCGGATGCCCGTGTTGCTAAGTTGGCTCAAGACAGGCAAGCAATGGAAGCCCGTCACGCAGCGGATAGCAAGGCAAGGGAAGAACGCACCGCTGAGTTGAAGCGCAAGATGGAAGAAAGCAAAGCGATGTATAAAGGCAACACCACGATTTCAGCGTCCTTACTACGAAAGATGAGAGCACGATGAGCGCATTCTTTGCCAATCAGGCTGAACAAGCAATCACGATAGTCAAGTTTATTCCACAGACATCAACCCCTGATTTGCTTCCGTTTCGAGGAACAGCATTTTCATTTCAACAAGGACCGAGTCCTACCCGTGCGGCGAGTTGCAACATTACGCAGATTTCAGGAGCCTCTCAAACGCAGTATTTCTATGGCGTTACCGATGGTTCCGTTGAATCGTTTAATGAAACCGTTCACGCCACAAACGGAAACCCAATTAAGATTCAAACTGATAGTGCTGTGCTCTTAACTATTTCCGAAGCCACAACAGTTGGAAGCACCTTGTACATGAAGCGCGGTCAAGACGGGAAATGGGCAAACATTCCCGACCCCGGTTATATAAACCCGGTTGGTGGCGATAATGTTTATTGGAATGAAGAACGATGCTTTGTTGCTTTGCAATCAGGAAATGCAAATGATTTGATTTGGGCTTATCGAATTGCCGTGTTCCCTAATTGGAGTTTCCAAATATGACTATTTCAGACAACAGCATTTCACTCAAAGCGGGCGTGGCGATCTTGCCAAACCGAATAGTGTATGTGTCATCATCGCACGGCGATTTTACGGTTATCCCTACCCCGTTTGTTAATCTTCCAAATCAAGCAGAACAAGTAATTCCAATTGGTGTAACTGATGGCTCTGTATCTAAAGTTGACGGTGTTTATCACGCGTTAGCGGGTGAAACAGTCACGCTACAGCGAAACATTGTTGTGACCCTAACCGCAGGAAACACAATTGCGGCAGGAGACTTTATTGAATCATCAACAGATGGAATAGCCGAAAGCCGAATGCCTCCGTTTGAAACCTTTCAAATCTTTCGTTTTGCTTTCTATCAAGCACTTGAACCTGCCGCTTCCGGGCAAAAGTTTCAAGCAATTAAAATTGGATCAAGTGCTTATCGCGTTCAACTAAATGCCGGATAACAGGTGACAAAATGCTAACAGGAAACTCAGTTGTAAGTTTATATGCGAGCGAGCCCATACTCCCATATAGTTGCGTTTGTATTTCCGGCGCGTACACGGTAAAGGGAACCAACAGCCCATCTGAATATATTGTGGGAGTTGTAGATGGCTCTGTTTCTGACCCCGAAGGAATTTACCACGCCGTAGCGGGTCAACCCGTTTCATTTCAAACAGGCTTGGTGGTTGAAATAAGAGTTGAGTATTCAACAGTTCTTATTGAAAATGACTTTTCAATTGTGCGTGGTAAATGCTTGAGCGCAACGGCTACGAATGGTGGAGTTAGTCAATTTAAGAAATTAAATGTTCCGGTTTTCAGCAGCCCGGTTCAATTCGTTGCAATGGAATCAATTTCCGCTCAAAACAGCCCCACCGAGGCTAATGACAAGCCATTGGTAACAGCGTTTCGAGTTGCCTCGTACAACCAAATGCTTGAGGAAGTCACGCCTTTTGCAGTTGCACCGCCCCTTGAACCGCTTGAAGACTGAAAATGCAAAACGACAACCTACTTCAAAACGGTCTGCCTCCTGCCAAGCGTCCCCGCAAGCCACTTCCGGCTCCGGTTGATCGTGGCATTCAACAGCCGTTGGCAACGAGCGTTGAATTACAGCGTTCGTTCTTTGCGTCAGCAGACAAGATGCTGCGGAACAGCAGCATTGCGTATCGGCTAAACCCGCAGTATCAGCAAATGATGCGGGCAGACGCGGACATTGAAGGCGTGTTGCGTTCGCTTCAAGTTACGCTTGCCTCGCTTGAATGGGCAATCATTTCAGCGGATGACGAAGATGAGCGAGTCAAGGCGTTCGCAAAGCGCATTGGCGAGATCTTTGATGCCATGCCGCGCCGGAGCGATTTCGTCCGTGCTATGCACGAAGCGGTTTGGTACGGGAACGCGGCTTGTAATTTTGTGTACGCCAAGGATGAACGCTTGGGCATTATGGTGAAGGAGTGGTATCCATTCCACCCCGACACGCTTGCATACGATCAGCGTGGCAACCTAGCCATGCGCGTAGGCGCGTTGTATTCAGGTGATGGTCCATCCCAACAGAACATCGGCTTTGATTCGCGGGTTCACATCTTTACTGATGTAGAGCGCAAGGCTGTCATTCTCCACAAGGTGTTTATTAACGCACCTGACTTTAATGACCCTAACACTTCTGAATCAATCTATCGGGGTGTGGGTGCGCGTGACATCTGTTGGTTTATGTGGCTTGCCAAGCAAGAGATTCTGCAAGATGCCATTACCTACGCGGAGCGATACGCGATGGGCATTCGCGTTGGCTACTACCCGTTAGGGCAGGATGCAGGGCGGGGCATGATGGAGAATGTCCTTGCCAATTTGACCAACGACAACAGCGTCCTGCTACCAATGACAGGCACGGACAAGATTTACGACATTGACATCAAGGAGCCAAACGCCGGACGGGCGCAGATCTTCTTGGAGTTGGTGAATTGGTTCTCCGGCAAGATTAAAGAAGCCATCCTTGGGCAGTCGCTGTCAAGCGAATCGGGCGGTACGGGCATGGGTAGCGGGGTAGCAAACCTTCACGCTGACACGCTTTCCCGGATTATCCGTTACCACGCTGACGCACTTGCGGACAGCATGACCACCGATTTCGTGCGGGTGGTTGCTAAGATGCTTGGGGCTACTGACAAGGAAGCATCTGCGCTTCGGTTCGTGTTTGCCCCTGAGCGTCCTGATCCAAAGGAGCGGTTGGAAGCCATTGAGAAGTTCGTAGCGATGGGTGGTCGCGTCAGCGAACGCGAAGTCCGCGATCTCCTTGGACTATCGCAACCTGCCAATGACGAGCCAATCCTTGGGGCAGAGAAAAGCGGTAATCCCATAAGTGACATGATGGGGTCGCTTGCGGCTCCTGAAGGCGAACAACCGGAAGCGAACGCTCCTACCGCCTTTAGCCGCCGTGCATGGGTCTAATGGCACAGCGTTCTATCGCTGATCTGTTCCGTGCCGTCTATGCAGACGGAGACAAGGCGTACCGCGCTGCGGTGGCGGCTCAGATCACCAATGAGAACCCAACGGAAGCATGGGAGAAATGGAAGAGCAACACGGCTGCGCTTCTTTTAATTTCATGGGCGGCGGGCGCACACGCAAGCCTATATGCTGCAAAGGTTAAGACCGTCAAGAAGCCTCAGCCTGTCAAGTTTGACCGTGACATTCCTGAGTTCTTGCTTCGCTTTGAAAGTGGTGCAGCCCGACAGGTCGTTGACCGATACATGGAATTGCTCCCGATTACGAGGGAGCGTTGGAACGCGCTTGTGGACTACGCGTTTCAGGCTGCTGACGAGATGACAAAAGACGAGGCGGCAACCGCGCTCCTGAAGATGGTTGAGCGCAGCCCGGATCTTGCCAAGATTATCTTCCCGGCGGCAATGGGCGCGAAACCGAAGCCCGTTCCCGGCATAAAGATTGTGACCGGGTTGCCTGAAGAGGTGCAGAAGCGGCGCACTCCCGGAGTTCAAGCGGTAGTTCAAGGCACATTCTTTGTCACGGGGATGACTCAAAAGCAGGTTGAATCAACGCGGAACCTGTTGGCAAAGACCATCAAGGGTGAGGTGACTCAATCCGTTGCCGGGAAAAGACTCCTTGAATTGGGCGTGGGCGATTTCGTGCAACAATCCGTGATTGCCACGGGTACGGACTTGACCGCTGCTCGGCTTGAAACCGTCTACCGCACCAACTTGAACCGGGCGCAGACTCAAGGACGGCTTGACATTTGCCGGGACGATACGGTCAAGGCGTTTGTGCCTGTAATGCAGTTCCGGGCTACCAAAGACAACCGAACTCGCCCAAGCCATAAAGCCATGAACGGCTATATCGCAACGGTTGAGCAGATTGACGCTCAGGGAATTCCCGCCCCGCTTGGCTTTAATTGCCGTTGTTCTTGGACTCCGGTTTCGTTGTTTACCGCCGTGTCAAACGGATGGGCAACGGAAGACGGAAGACCGAACTACGAGGGGATTAGAAAGCACAACGGTCAGCGTCAAGTTTTGATTGACAGCGGTGCAGTTCCCGACCCCGGTTTCATCTCAGGATAATCCACACTACATATGGTGGTTTTTAAGAAAGACGATACTATGAGCAGTATGAGCAACACTCGCAAGGACATCGCAGAGCGTCTTGGATCAGCGCAGCCTAATAATCGCCCCGGCGTGAAGGCGAAGATGGCTACCCCTGCTGAATTTGAGCAGCAAAAACTAATGCTTAAAAAGGGCATTGCTTCAATCAACAAAAACATTTCAGCGGCTGAAGCAAATTTGCGAGACGAACTTAAACGCGCTAATTGGTCAAATGTCATTGGGTATTGTCAATCCCTAAGCAGTTTGTATCTTCGTCTTAAAGAAATGTATTCGCAATTAAACAGTCTTGCTCAATCAATGGAATAGGACTACTCAATGAATCCTTCCCATCAAATTACTGACAACGGCAAGACGGTAACAGTTCACGACCTTGAGGTTTTCTGCGCCTATGACCCATCTATTGATGGTGACAACGACACAGAACTTGAAAAGTTTGACAATGCGCGTGTCCGCGAAATAGTTGCTTGCACTCAAAAGTACATGGCGAAGGGATCAAACCCGCGCCTTGTAGTCATGCACGAAAAGGACGGCAACGAACCCAAGTCATCCGTTGGACGGTTTACCGCGCTGCGCTATGACGAGCGTGATGGCGTGGGTTACATCGTTGGTGACTGCGAAGTTGAACGCGCCGTGTTTGACAAGTTGCTTGCCACTAATGCCTTCCCGCGCAGGAGCGCGGAGATTTGGGCAGATCAAAACCATTTATCAGAGGTGGCGTTGTTGGGTCGCGAGACTCCGCGCCGTCCTTTGCCTGATACACACTTTACTCGCAAGGGCGAGTTAGTTCGGTTCTCTCGTTCGCTACGCTTCGACATGGGGACAGTCGGCGGCGGGCTTTCAACCTTTGTCCCCAACACGAAGAAGGAAACGCACATGGCAGACGATTACCGGAAGGAAATCGACTCTCTGAAGGCTGCAATGGAAGAAATGAAATGCTCAATGCAGAGCCATTTCGGCACGGCAGACAAGGAAGAGGACAAGGAAGAAATGGCTGCGGACGATATGTTGTCTGAGCAGTTCGGCGAGGATATGGAAGAGGGCGAAGAAGGCATCCACATCGACATCGGCTCGCACGATGACGAAAAGAAGGATGAGATGGACATGGAAGACGATGCAATGTTCCCGGCTTCGCGCCGTGGTGCAGCAGACACCTTCGCGCTTCGCCGCGAGAACTCCAAGATGGCGCGTGAACTTCACGCCATCAAGGCAGAGTTGAGCAAGGAACGCTTCAGCCGTGAACTTGATCTCATGGAACAGGATGGCTACTCCATTCCGTCCAAGATGCGCCCGCGCCTCTTGGCAGAACTTTCGCGTTCTACTGACCCCGCCGGAACAATTGAGGGATGGCGTGAGTTGTTCGCGCAGAACCCTATGGGCGTTCGCATTGATATGAGCCGCGCAAGTATGCCATCGGGCGATCTTGATGCGCGTCAAATTTCCGATCTCGTCCGCGAATTTGCGGGCAAGCCGGAAGAGTTCCGCAAAGCAGTCAACAGCCGCATTAAGCGGTAATCAATAGAAAGGATTCACTATGTCAGATATGGGCTTTATGCCACAACTCGCAACGGCAACATCGGATTCAACCGGAATCCTGCCGTACCGTTTCGTCAAGTTGACCGCGGTTTCTTATGTTGGTGCTGCTTGCACAGCAATCACGGATCAGCAGATTGGTGTAACCGATGGTTCGGTTTATCAATTCAATAATCCATCCGCAACACAGAACTCAGTTTCGGGTTCGCCAATCAATCTTCAGCCAAACAATACGGTTCTGATTGAAGTTGGAGCCGGAGTAACTGTTGCCGCAGGTGATTACCTTTGCCCGCTTGCAGCAGGTGCAGGTACTTGTCGAACAGCAGCCGGAAACACGGCAATTAGTAACTACATGGCTCTTGAAGATGGAACCGCAGGGTCAATCATCAAGGCGTTCCGCTTTGGTCAGCGCGGCGGTCCTGTCTTCGCTTAATCAATTTAGAAAAGGAAATCTCTCATGGCATTTACAGCAGTCGGTGGAGGTCTTTCGACCTACATCCCATCCACGAACGACCTCGCAACCGGAGCGTTGCAGGTGGAGTTCACGCGTTCAGTTAACTCATTCGCACTCAGCCGTTACGCACAGTTGGTTCCAACGACCAAGATGCAGGGTTACTACCTGCGTCAAGATGTGACGGACAACCTCCGCGTTACCGATCCAAATGAATTCATGTGGTCATTGGGCAATGATCGCCCTGTTGGCAAGCAGAATTCGTTTGACTTCGTGCAGTACACAACTGCGCGATATGCGTTCCCTTTCTACATCCCACAGGAAACCGCCACTCAGTCGGTGTGGGATACGGTTGCTCAACACGCCCGAACCAAGGCTCAATTGGCAATGACGCGGCGTACCATCGCTGCGGCAACGCTTTTGGGTACTGCGGGTAGTTGGGCAGGAAACCAAGTCGCTACCGCCAATACCACCGCAGGTGGTTGGACAGCGGTCGGTGGTCAATGGAACACCGGAACTGCTACCAACAATTACATTCAGAAGTCCATTCAGCAAGTGATGCAACTTGTCAACTTCTCAGCAGGTGGTGCGGTTTCCCCGAACCAACTGATTATGGTAATCAGTCCTGCTGTTGCTCTTGTAATTTCTCAGTCACTTGAACTGCGTAACTATGTGGTCAACAACCCAAGCACTCTGCAATTCTTGCAGGGCAACGACACTTACAGCCGTTGGGGCATTCCTCCGACCCTGTTTGGTCTTGGTGATGTCGTGGTTGATGACTCCGTGAAGATCACTTCAAAGCGCGGTGCAGCGTCAACGACTTATGCGTCCTGCCTTGGCAACGGCGCGTACTTCTTGTCTCGTCCGGGTGGACTCGTTGGCGTTGAGGGTGCAACTTCGTTCAGCACCCTGCAAATCTTCGCTTACGAAGACATGACGGTTGAGCAGTTCAGCGATCCGCTGAATCGCCGCATTGAAGGTCGCGTTATTGACAACAGCGTTCCTGCTGTTGTTGCCCCGGTTTCGGGTTACGCGATCCTGAATGTTCTGTAATTAGCCTCTCAGGAATGGGGTGGGTGGGGATTCGTCCCCACCTACCCCGCTCTGTAGGAAACCCCAATGACCGCATACGCAACCTATTCGGATCTTGAGGCAACACTTGATAGCAATATCATCGCGCAATTGTGCGGCGATGGCGGGACACCGATGCCGGGTCCCAACCCAATTACTACGACCGCGCTTGAGCGGGCTACCGGAATTGTTCGTTCATACATCCGGGTCGGCGGAATCTACAGCGAAGCAGAACTAACCATTCTTTCCGCTGCCAATGACCCGCTTATGATTAACCTTGTTGTGGATCTTGCAGCAGAGTTCCTGTTTCAACGGCGTGGCTCCAAGTTGACCCCGGCGATTGAGCAGCGAATCAAGCAAGCCTATTCCATGCTTGAGGCTTTGCGTGACGGCAAGATGCTCTTTGGAACCGTGGATTCCAATGTGGCGGCAGGTCAACCGATGGTGGCTGCTGTCCCGACATCAAATCTCGCTTGGTACGCACAGGCTTCTAACTCACAGTTCTTCCCATTCCGGCGTGGAAGTACTTCCCCGTGAGTTGGGGAGGCAAAGTGCGTAAGGCACTTGGCAACGCTTCGGTGCGGAACGGTATCGCCATGATGTTTGTAGAGGCGATGACAAATCACATTGATCGCAACGAGGGGCGCGGAACTAATGGTTCTGAGGTCAAGCACAAGCCCTTGAAGCCCATGTTTGGGCAGCATTGGACTCGTAAGCCTGTCACGGGCGAATCTGTGGTGCAGACCCGTGATGAGGTAGTCGTGGTCTACAAGAAGCCTACGAAGGCTGCAAAGTTGCGGGCGCGGGGACAGCACATCCCGGTAACTCGTACCGAAAAGACCGTAACTGAATACCTTGTCCGCTCCCCGTCCTATCGCAATGGCGGTCAACCGCTGCGAAATACCGGGAAGATGGAGCGAAGCCTGAACGCCAAAGGGTCTTCGTCCGGCTCAGGAATGACTATCACTTTGCGTGGTGTCAAATATGCGTTGTTTCAAGATCGTGGTTTTACGACAAGTAAGCCCAACTACATCCCCATTTCCCCAAAAGGGGCGCGTGGTCATGGAACCGGAATGAATCCACGAAAAGAAGGCTTGCGTAAAGGCAAGGACTATATGATGGCATGGGGTGGCGTAACGGTTCCCGCCCGTCCTTTTCTCTTGCCTACGAAGCGCGAAATTCAGGACATTGGCAGATCAATCGCTATGTCACTTAAGAACATACTCAAAGGAACATAATGGCAGCGACAATTCAAGTAGCGGGTCCCACAGAAGTATCAATTGATTCTGTGGTTTTAGGGTACTCCGACAATGACAATCTTCCATCGTTTTCGTTTAACGATATTATTCATGAAGTTAAGACGGTGCTGTTCGGCGGGGCTCCCGAAGAGTTAGTCCTTCAAAACACTATTGCGACTATTACGCTCACGCTTGTAAAGTGGGATGAGGCGGTATTGGCAACTACCCTCGTAACTCAACGAGGCACATACAACACCACAACCGTTGGACGGCAAATTGTCGCTGATAACGGAACATTTGAACTAGTGGTTGAAAGCATCGGCGGCAACGCGATTTATACCTTCCCGCGTTGTTACATTAAACCTGATGGTCTTGCGGACGCTCAATGGGGAAACCGTGAGCGAACGCTAACATTGACGATTAACGCAATCCCTGACGCCGACAATCTTCTTTACACCTACACCAACACAGCACCTGCACCACCTCCATGATTGACTTAAATGACGAAAATGATCCCATGCTGTTCGCAGTCACTCTTCCAAATGGAAGGTTGATTGTGCAATACATGGAAGTAGTAGCAACGATTCAGGGCATGGTTGCTAATGGATCAGATCCCGGTATCCCGGAAGTCTGCCGTGCTATTCGTGATATGTCCCGGACTCCTGAAGTTGCTAAGGGTGCATCTGACGCTGTGCTTACAGCCGCATGGGCGCGAATGACACAGGCGGTGAACAGCGCGGGAAACGGCTAAGGGCAGTCGCACGATTCTTAAGTGTCTACGGGCGACTGCCAAGCGAATTTACACCGGAGACAGCAATGGGCTTGTACGCAAATATCACAGCGGTTGAAGCCTCTCAAAGCCTTGTAACGGCAAAGGCTATCGCTATTGTTATGGGCGATAGCAAGTCACACGCTGATTGTGTTTACCGATCTACCGGGAATGCAAAATTGGCAAAGCGCATTCAAATTGAAGGCATCAAGGCTAGAAACAATCATGGCTAACACGGGAATCATTCTCACAACGATGCGTGATGATCTTGCCGAATGGATGCAAGAGCGCGGATACGGCAGCACCGTCTATGTTGTTGAGGCTCCAATTGACGAAATCGTTGGTCAATACGCGTTGCAGATTGTGCCGGGTCCCGACACCGCAGCGCATCCCAATAGTGGGGTTGGGCTAATTAAGTCATCCATTGACATTGTTGTTTGGTGGCGCGGCTTCCTTGATCCAATGGAGCGCGGCACAGAGCGCATTGCGGGCAATCTTGGCATTCAGCAGTTTACGGATGTGCTTCGTTCATGGCTCGTTCAACGAACCTTTGGTGGGCTCATGATTGTGCCGTTGGTGTTTAAAAATGGTGGCACGGTTTCTGCGGTTCCTGAGTTGTCCGGGTGGCTAACGCTCAAAGACACTTACGAGTACGGTTATGAAATGACATGGGAGGTTAAGTAATGGCTGAAGATCTAGGACAAATCAATATTAACATCCTTGGCGGCGAGGGTGGTGGCGGCGGGAGTGGTGGCATTGGCGGTGGAATGGGGAAAGCGATTACCGGAAAACTCTTCGGTCCCACAACCCGTGACGAATTTAACGCCGCAATCGGCATGAAGAGCATTCGTGAACGGCTAACAAGTGGCAAGGATTTCGGGCTTGCCGCTGAGTCGTTTAAGCGTCAACTCTTGCGCGGGGGCGAGGGTCAGCGGAAAGCGGTTGGATCAGCATCTGAATTTAAGAATGAACTAATGGGGTTCTTGCGTAACCCGTCCGGCGGCTCCGCTTCTGCGCTATTGCAAGAAGGCACAAAGACATCCGCAGTATTGAAGACAATGGGCAAGGCGGGAGCGATTGCAGGTACTGCGATCTTGGCGGTTGGTGTTGCTTTTACGCTTGTAAAGGGCGCGTGTGAAATGCTTGAAGCGGGGCTAGAGCAGGTTCTTAAAAGAGCGGATGACCTATACAGGTATGACGCACGAATTGCAGAAGCCAAAATGCGTGAGAGTGTTCAAAAAATGAATGATGCTTTTGCAGAAGCCGGAAGAAGCGGGAAGATCTACGCGGACATCGTTGACATGAATACAAAGTCAGAAAGCATGAAGACTTGGATGTCTGAGCAATGGATGGTTGGAACTTCCGCATTTATTCGCGGATGGGCTGCGCTTAAAACCGCAACATATGCGGCAATTGGCGCAATCATGTACCCGGCTGCTAAATTGGCTCAACTGTTTTCATGGATGGGTGAAAAAGTTATGGCGGCTAGCGAGTCTATTGAGTACTTCATTGGCTTGGGTGGAATGTTTACCTCTTGGCTTATCCCTGTGCTTAAAGCACTTGGCATTATCGCGGACAACACTAAGCCTACGACCTCTGCAACTACCTTTAACAATTGGATTAAGGCAGATATCAAGGCAATGACAGGCGTTGATTACAACTCTTCGCGTACATATGGAATTGGAAGACCATGACCGCATCATGCTTAATGACATTAGATGTCGCTCAAGACCCCGTTACGCTTGACAACATTTTTATAGATCAATTCAATACTGAACTTGTGCTTGCCGCTGACAATTTCACTCCAATTGGTCAATCTATTACTGTAAGTGGAACGGCAACAATTGATATTACGACCGCATACTCAACTCTCTTAGACAAACTACAAAGAGGAAGTAATCGATGTACTTCAATCGTTATTAGTATTGACGGCTCAAACTTAGTAGATCTACAGGCTTTAAAAGATGACACCGGGGGTCCCTTTTGTAAGTTGTCAACCACTCAGGTAATCGGCAAGAAAACCGCTTTAATTCAATTTCTTGTAACGGCTCAACAGTCGTATGTAACAGATCAAACCGTAGTAGCGCATCGGTGGGATCAAAAGATGTCACTTGACGCAGCGGGTCGATTAACTCGTAGTGTGTCAGGGACATTGACGGTTGCGCGTGGTAGCACGGGAGTGCAGACTTCGCTTGCATCTAACTCTGTGTGGGAAAACAAAATCGCTTATGCCGATCTGTTTCGCAGAGCAATTATTCCGGATGTCCCCGGAATAGGTTGGCGCAGGGAGGCGCAGGAATTTGCAATGGACGAAGGTGGATCAATGCTTGTGTATTCGTTTGTTGACAAGCGATACGCTTTTGATTTACCTAACGGTGTTCGTACGGGCGATATGTCATTTACTTACGAGCGTTCTCTTGAAAACCCCGTTCAAGCGGTTTGCAGTTTTTCATGCGAACTAGAAGGAGATTTAGGTCTTAATAACATAGCGGGAACTACGCCTAATCGAAGGCTCGTTGAAATTGCTGTTGAGTTGTCAAAGACTCGCATTGATTTGAATTACGCCCGGACTATTGTGCAGAGAATGCGTGTAACTGAGCAGAATTTGCTAAGTGGCTTTTCAATTCGATTTGAACTTGATGCCGTAGTAATGCCGCGAGAGGCTAACGATAGCACCACAATCACCGCCATTGGATACATGGTTGGTAACGCATTTACGATTACGCGCACAGACTCAAGAGCCGTAGATGCTTACGGTCCGTATGGCTACATAGGCGAGGACGATGGAGCCGTGCAAGGAACATACGGGATGATCCCTCATTGGGTAGCCAATGCTGTTTCGGGCATGGAAACAACTTCAGGGGATATGCCTACTGCTTCTTTGTTTACGATTGTAGATGCAAACACTCACGGCGCGGTTACTGTTGCAGTAGTAAGTGGCGCGGATGGTGTTTCTGAAATGAACACGCTGTTTAATGGGTTTTACCAAGACTCACAAAATCAACCTGCGGATAACGAGGATGAGTATCAAACGCTTGTTCAACACACGGTTTCAAACACAAAAGCCCGGTATGACAGCGGAATTGTTCGGCTTTCGCCTATGTATGTAAGTACGGCTGATTTCGTGTTTCAAACGCGAAAGCCAATTGCGACAGTCGTTGAACGAGTTGAAGTCTCACGAATGAATCAATCGCCTCCCAAGGTGCTTCGTCAACTTCCAAGTAACGCGTACCTCTTAAATGACGATTGGCAAGTCTCATGGGGTCAATATGATTCACAGGGCAATCGGTTGTTCTCCGGCGTTTATACGCGTGAGTATGCAATGTATGATCCCGGTGGAGATGCTCTAGCCACATCAGGATTTTCTACACAAACGGCTCCTTCCGGAGCAGGTTTGCGAGCGTGGGGCGCACCAAATGAAACTGTCCTGCCTTCGTTCTCTCCTACGGCGGCTAATGAAGTCGCAGGGTCGGTTTTCTCTTTTGGTTCAGATGTTCCGGCTGAATACAGCGTTCCTCAAGAAGATTTTATTACATGATTCAAGCATGGTTTGAAACATCTCAAGCAGGAATCATTCCCGTCCTTGTCCCGGATGGTGAGGTGTTAGACATTGCGCTCTCACTCGGCTTGTCGGAAGCCGATCTATTCAGCATCAACATTCCATCCGGGGCAACACGGGAAGCACGGATTTGCGTTCTTGTACCCAAGGAAAACTTAAACGCGCTTTATGCTTCAGTTTTTGAAGGAAACCCGGCAGCGATTTTCCATTGGAAAGAAACAACCAACGGATACCAACAATCAATGGGTGTGTGGTTGTTGCCTCCGCGCCCGCTATATATTGTTGGTGGTGGCAGCGGGGTCGCAATTGTTGAGGCAGTTGATAAGCGTTGGTGGTGGAAGCAATCTCAATCAAACGAATTGAATGACGCGGCTTTCCGCGCTTACTTGTATTCGTCTGATGGAAGGTGGTTAGTTGAGGATCGCGGAAATCAAAGCCCGCCCGCTCCGTTGTTTTATGTGACCTACATTCGTGATCTGCTTCAAGTTCAAATTGAAGGATTTGACATTCCCGCCGGGTTTTCTCCATCTGTCACATTGAGTTCGCGCTTTGCTGATTATGTCTTTACTCCTGAATGCAGTTTGGCTATGGCTCTTGACATCATCTTGTCAGCCTGTGGTTGGATGCTTCAATGGGATTGCGGCAGTCAACAACTCACGCTTGTTGAGGTCGGCAATGACATAAACATTCTTGAAGGGTTTATGGATGCAACTAAACGGGCGTTTCGCGGAGGGCAGGAAGCGGCAAGTCAAGATTCTCAACCTGCCGATGAATTAACCGTTGTTTGGTTTGGTAATTCGAATTGGCAAAAGAACGCCTTCCCATCGTTGGTTACCGCATCGTTCCCGTTTCGAACGGTAGAAGGAAAAACACATTACGACAACACGCTTGGTGTCGCTGATGTGGGCGTGTCAAACTTCTCATACCAAAAAGAGTTTGGTTGGGAGAATGATCTTGTAACTGACCGCGAACGATCAGACGCAGGTCTTAGGATTCTTAAAGAGCCTAGATCGCTTGTTGCGTCAAACACGGTCGCGTTCTTTAACGCCGTATACAACACGAATTTGGCTCCAACTGCGGGAGCGTCTGTTGGTGTGGGTTGGAATTACGATGGGTTCGTAACTGCAATTATGACTGTGTTTGAGGCTCGTACGACCGTTATGCACGGGAGGACGATGTGGGCAGGATGGGCAAATATTCCGATGGGTTCGTATCGCTGCACTATGTTGCGCTATGGGTTAACGCGCTCAAAGGGTGAATGGCTCCCGGTCGCATTGACGGTTTGCGAAAAGGACGATTGGATTCTTGGCGCGGACGGCATCCCAACAAGCAATCCCAAAGAGATCATCGCTAGTAAGGGCATGATTCATGCTCGTAAGTTGAACAACGGTGTGACGCAAATGGATGTTGCACCTCCAAGTTGTCGTGTGTTCCCGGCAAAGATTACGGGTCACGAACAGTTTTCAACATGGAAATGGGGTTACAGTTTTGTAGAAGTGGAGCCGATTGTCCTTGATGTACCCGTTTCGCCGATTTCCCCAATGACTGTCAGTATTGGAAATTGGGCTAGAACCTCAACTACTTTTAAGGCTCGTAATTTAATTGAGGATTCCAATGTGTATATATCGGCAGGAAGCGCGTCAAACATTATTGCTCCGGGCGTGTTGCAATCTGACTATACCAACGCCGCTATTGAGCCAATTGCAATCCGCACCAACACGGTAGTCATGATGGTTGAGCAGTTCCCGTCATCAAAGGAGAATTACACTCTTGATGCGGATATGCCACCGCGATTTTGGTTTGTAATGCCGAATGCAATAAAGGTAGTCTGCCAAGAGCAGCAACAGTAAGGGTAAGGAATCAAATGGACAAGTGGAACATTATCTTTAACGCGGGCGCAACCTACACACAGAACATAACTGTTGAAGGGGTAGACGATATCGCTACGGCAACTCTTTGGCGCGTGACTTGTTCGTTTGCGGGTGAAGCCCCGTTTGTTATTGCGACTACTGCCAACGGAATGATTATCGCGGGCGCAACTCCTAACGCCAAGACTATGGTGGTTTCTGCTGCTGACACCGCTGATTTCCCAATCGGGAATGCCCGGTTTGACTTTGATATTGAGTGGGAAGGCGGCGATGTTGTTCGCCGTTATTACGCAAACGGATCAGTTCAAATCAATCCATCGGTAGGTGCATAATGGAAGTCACCGTCATTGTCTCAAGTACAGGCGTAACGATTGAAGTCCCAAACGGAACGAATGGCATCGGCGTTCCTGCGGGCGGCATTACGGATCAAGTGTTGACAAAATTGTCTGACACTTCGTATGACACGGGTTGGGCTTATGTTTCCGGCTTGCCCGCAGGTGGCACAACAGGGCAAGCGTTATTGAAATACAGCAATACGGATTACCTTGCTGATTGGCAAACGATTCCGTTGCTTGGCAGCACAAATACTTTTACAGGCACAAACACTTTTACCGAAGCGACAGTCTTTGATGCGCCGGGTACAAGTTTTGGTTCCTTGAGTGACATATCTGTTTACAGTACCTCTCTTGTGTTGCAAATGGGGCTTGTTACTCCTCCTGATGGTTATGTGCTGACATCATCAGAATTAGACGGAACTGCTGTTTGGGCTCCTCCTTTTTCTCCTGAGCCCGGTCCACCAACCGGAGCGGCGGGTGGTGATCTAAGCGGCGAGTACCCAAATCCAACTATTGCAGAAAACGCGGTGACATATGACAAGATGCAAACAACATCTGCGCCTTCGGTTTTAATTGGACGCGGGGAGCCAACCGCAGGAGAAATTCAAGAAATCGCGCTTGGCATAGGTTTGACAATGACGGGTACGACTATTGATGTCACAGGCGGATCTGCGGAAGATTTGATTGTGATTTGCCGGAACAATTCAGGAGTCACTATTCCCAAGGGATCTGCGGTCAAAATTGATTCTGCTCAGGGTCAAAATCCGGTCATTACTCTTGCTAGAGCAAACGCATATTCAACATCTGATGCAGTTGGAATTACTAATGTTGCAATTTCAAACAACAGCAACGGAGCCGTAGTTGTAAACGGATTGATGCGAAATATGAACACATCGGCGTATGTCGATGGTGACCATCTGTACCTATCAACAAGTGTAGCGGGCGCGTTTCAAATCACAGTTCCTGTGAAGCCGAACATTGTTGTTCAGGTTGGAACCGTAATTCACGCTCACCCCACGCAAGGCAAGATCCTTGTAGAGCCAATTATTCGTTCTGTTCCCGTGGCGTACATCTATGATTCTACAACTACGGGTGACGCGCTTCTTCAAGCCGCTACCGCGCCCGCAGCGCGAACAACGCTTGGATCAACAACGACAGGTGACGCGTTATTCACTACAGCAAGCGCGGGAGCCGCAAGAACAACGCTTGGCTCAACAACGACAGGTGACGCGCTATTTATATCCGCTTCAGCGGGAACCGCACGGACTACGCTTGGATCTACGACTGTTGGTGATGCGTTGTTTATTACAGCGAACGCGGGAGCAGCAAGAACAACACTTGGTGCGACAGTAACGGGCAGTTCATTATTTACTACAACAAATGCGGGTACAGCGCGGACTACGCTTGGTTCAACAACCGTTGGTGATGCTGTATTTATCGCCTCCACAGCATCAGCGGGCAGAACAGCACTCGGTGCTACAGTAACGGGCGATGCCTTGTTTGTTACCGCAAGTGCAGGGGCAGCGCGAACGACTCTTGGCTCAACAGTTACGGGTGATGCGCTGTTTATTGCCACTTCCGCAGGGGCAGCACGGACAACGCTTGGATCTACGGCAACAGGTGACGCGCTGTTTATTACAGCGAACGCGGGGGCGGCAAGAACAACACTTGGTGCAACGGTCACGGGCAGTTCGTTATTCACTACAACAAATGCGGGTACGGCGCGGACTACGCTTGGATCTACGACTGTTGGTGATGCGTTGTTTATTGCAACTGACGCTCCCGCAGCAAGAACAACGCTTGGTGCAACGACAACAGGTAGTTCTCTGTTTACGGCAGCAACTGCTCCCGCAGCGCGGACAACACTTGGATCAACGACTGTTGGCGATGCCGTATTTATCGCCGCTACAACATCGGCAGGTCGAACAGCACTTGGCTCAACGGTTACAGGTGACGCGCTGTTTATCGCTGCAAACGCAGGAGCAGCGCGGACAACGCTTGGCTCAACAGTTACGGGCGACGCGCTGTTTACTGCTACTTCCGCCCCCGCAGCGCGGACAACACTTGGATCAACGACTGTTGGCGATGCGGTATTTACTGCGGTTAATGCAGCGGCAGCGCGAACCGCGATTGGGTTGACGCAAAGTGTCGATGTGCAGACCTTTGACAGTAGCGGCACATGGACTAAGCCCGTCGGGGCTGTGAGTACAACTATTCAACTCTGTGGCGGTGGCTGCGGTGCTAACGCAAGTTCAAATGCGGCGGGTAGTACTGGTGGCGGAGCGGGTGAGCCGTTTTTGATTACTGTGATTTCGGCGACATTAGGCGCAACTGAAGCGGTTGAAATCGGAGCAGGTGGACTTGGTGGCACAAATGACGGCGTAATTAATACTAACGGAAGTTTTGGAAACACAACTACTTTTAATAAGTTCTTTGCTTTTAAAGGAGGTCATGGTCTTTCCGCTTCTCAGCGTCAGGCTTTGAAACAAACGACTCCCCAAAGTGGACCCGGGATTTACGGCTCAGGAGGCGATCAAGGTGCTGCGGGATACATCAATCCGCTTGGTGCGGGAGGTGGTGGTGGCGGTGCGAGTGCAGTAAATGGAGCGGGTGGAACGGGTGGCAGTTCAAGTGCTACTCGACCAATTAATTACGGATTTCCATCAATAATTGCTTCTCAAGGTGGTGGCGCGACCGGAGGAGCAACAGGAAATCCGGGAGCAAATGGTTCTAACGGAGTGATTGACGCGAATGGATTTGGGTCAGGCGCAGGCGGCGGCGGTGGCGCAGCAACGGGATTTAACAACGCACTCGGCGGCAACGGTGGTAATGGTGTTCGTGGCTCAGGTGGCGGCGGTGCTGGTCGAGGTGGAACATTATCAATTGGAGGCGCATCAGGCGGCAATGGTGGCGATGGGTTCGCAATTATTACAACGGTGTGCTACTCATGATTTACAGATACGCGGTAATTTTAAATACAGACCTAATCGTGCAAACAGTTGTGGCGTGGGATGGGGTTTCTCCGTGGGATCCACCTGCCGGAACTTTCCTTGTCCAATTGGAAAAAAATGAACCTTGTGGGCAGGGTTATGAGTATTCTGCTGAGAATAGTCCCCGATTTATTGAACCATACATTCCACCGGAATAACCGATGAGCGAATCAAATACATTGACCAAAAACGCCCTTGAAAAAATGCAACTCGTCCTCACGGCATCAATGCTGTGCGGTCTGCTGATCTATGTTGGATCACGAAGCGAGTCAGACAACAATCAAGGTCGCTTGTTAAACAGCATCGCCGCTGATATCGCGGTAATGCGTGATCGCAATGCAGACGCTTCTGCATCCATTAAGGTCATTGCGGAGCGCGTTCGCTTAGTAGAAGAACGCCTTGGTCGCATTGAGTCACGATGATCTATCTGTTGGTGGTCACGCTGTCTTTTCTTTGCGCCTGTAGTCCGGTGCAACGGATCGCCAATTCCGCTAACGAGATCCGGGCAGAAGCGCAAGTGGTAAAAATGCGTGGTCTTGAAACCAATGACCCGCAAATTATCTCAAGCGCAGACAAGATTATTGCGCTGTCCTCATCAATCCATGTTGACCTAGGCGGGGTTGAGGACAAGACCCCGGCTTGGATGTCTATGCTCACTTGGATCGCCCTAGCGGCAGTCCTAGTGGCTGCGGCGGTCATTCTGTGGCAGACCGGGATTGGGACGGCTATCAGGTTGGCTATCGGGTGGATTCCGCGCCGGAAAGCAGCGGCGGCAAACCTCGCGGTAGATATGCTTGACCCCTCTAGACCGGAAGGGGATCGCGAGTATATTGCGGCTCAACGGGCGCAAGACCCCCTATTTGACGCGGCATACCGCCGTGCCAAAAAACAGAAAGAGGTAACACCATGAGTGACTTCCTAGGAAATCTGTGGTTCGCAGGACTTGTTGGCGTGTGCGGAGTAATCGCGGGTTGGTTCCTGCGCGGCAAGTACGGCAGCAAGTTTTGATTTATGAGCGCAATCCTCGCATCATCGTGCTGTTGCGGCGGGGTGCTGTGGTATGCGCTCCCATGTCCTGACTATTACGATGGGATGTGTTGTGATCCCGGTTGCGGAAAGAATGCGGAAGATCGCATTGAGTTCTGCCCTGAGTATCTCAAGGGGCAGGGCGTTCCTATGCCCGTCCCTGACCCAACGAAGTGTTATTACTTCTTGTACAACTGCTGCGTCTATGTGTTGACGGATTTTGAAGCAACGGTTTGTCCTAATCCGGCATCAATTTATCCGGTTAATGAAGGCGATTTAATTCGCGTTGGTAACAAGGTTGGGGGCTTGTGCTGTTTTCCACAACAACAAGATCAATCACCCGTTGGCGGCATCGGTGATCTTGACACGGAGCAAGGTCCCGTAGTTACAGAACCGCAAGATCCATGCGAAGAATTGATTGCTGAGTGTTATCCGTTTGCCGATCAATTTGGAACAAAAAAAGGATCAGAACCAACTATTACTTCAACTCTCACGGCTTGCATTACCACCTACGGTGTTCCATATAATGTTCGTTGCGAATCAACCGCTAAGAAGATTGAGATTGTTGAGGTAACCAAGTCGGTTACGCAGAAAATGGGCTATTGCATTCCGTGCGAACAAATTGATGGTGTTGATGTCCCGCCGCCATGCAGTTGGATTGCAGAATGCCCGAATGAAAAAAGGCAGTATTTTACTGCGTATTCTTCGTGTACAGATGATCCCAATTGCGTACCTGAAGATAATTGCTGTGGCAACGAAGGCATTTGCGATATTTTCCCGGAATTTTGCGACACGCAATTTGATCCGTACGGAACCTACGAAGCCAAGACTTGCTACTCAGTTCAAGAGGGCGGAGCCCCACATATTGAAGACATCTTAAAGATCACTTTCCCGTGCTGTTATGCGGTAGCCAACGGGGTTGATTGTCTTGACCAACAGGCAATTACGGCGTTCTTTGTCAATGGCGTAGTTTCAATTGATTCTGAACACCCGGTAAATACGGGATGGGGTCAATTGTTTGCACCTGCTGTAACGGTGTGCGATCTGACTGTAATTTGTTTTTCAGGCAACGCCGCACACATCGCAGAGCGAATCAATAACCGCATGAATGGATGGGTAACCGCATCCGGCATTGCTCCTTGGTCAGCGTTCTTTTGGTTTGGGTATCGACAGACCTGTCTGCTGTGTGATTGGCAAACTCCAAATGACCGCCCGCCTTTTACATTCGGCGATGGTCTTTCTGTTGATCGCGCTGAATACAATGCAACTAACGACACGATTGATGTTTACATTGTTGCTCAAACGCCGCGTTATTTCGTATGCGCTTCACAAGAAATAACGATGTACGCGAGTTGTGATGGCGGTACGGTTCGGCAAAGCGCAATTTCAGCAACGGGTAGTTCTGTGCCGTATGTGCTTGATGTTCTTTCAATGCCTGAATATGCGTTTGGTCAGCGGTATCAAATGAAGTCTGTTGAGCAGGTTGCCGACTTGCCAATTCAAATCTGTATTGGTGACAATGTTTATATCAATGCGCCTCATTGCGAGGCTGTGCAAGGATTCCCGCAAAATGATGTTTACATTTTCCCTCCCGGCTTTCCTCCAATATTAGTACAGGAAGGATTTCTTACTCTTTGCAATTCAATTTCTTTGGCATTATCAAAGTGCAACTGCTACCCATACGAATACAATCTTGCGCCTTGTTGCCCGCCAAATTATCCTGACTGCAATCAATGGAACGCTGACAATCCAATTCCTGTCTTGTGCGATAATGTGTACCAAACCACTCAAAACAAATGCACAACTGACGCATCTACTATAAGCATCACATGAGCATTTATTGCGGCGAAGTTAAAGTAGGCGAGTTATCAATCAACATTGTTGATTGTAAATCTTGGTCTTTGTACCAAATGCAACCGCGATGCGGTCAAGAGCATGATGTGTCTCAATGCGATTCGTGCAGCCATAGGCAATCACGCGAAGGCAACTTGCAAGACCCGCCAATCTTTATTGACATCAACGCAAGCCAAGTGGAAAAGCCATTGCCGAAACGCATAAAGGGTCTTGGTGATGTTGTTGAAGCCATGACCAAAGCGGTTGGAATTAAGCCGTGCGGTGGATGCGCTCAACGGCGCGACAAGTTGAACGCGCTTGTACCGTTTCGCCGATCACCTGTGCCGCCACATCTACAGCACTATCTTAGGGATGCTCAAAAATAACGCGTCCCTCTGCAGGTGCGTTTGACAAGAAGATTGTGGCTCCCGGCAGTTCGCCTTTGTTGCACCACACTCGTTGAATTGCAAGTACAGCAACTTGACGGTCATCGGCGTAGGCAATTCCGGTGAGCGCATCGCAAATAGAACGAGCGATCTTGTCGCAATCTAACTTGCCGGGTCGCGCCGGGGCTGAGGCTTTTAATTCCTTGTTCGCCTTGAATTGGTTAGCAGGGCGAGTGAATCGCACTATTGCGTACATCGCAACATCGCCAACATAGATCGGGCATTTCTGCTTTGTTGCCTGAATGGCTACTGCTTCGCGCCACGGCTTGACCTTCTTGGATTGCTCAAGCAAGACGGTGCGCCCGTTCTTTAAGCGAACCATTCGCTTTGATCCCTGTGCAGCCGGGTCACCAATCACATAGATAGTGTTCACCCTTCACCCTCGTACATTGATTTTACAATCATTGATTTCAATTGCTCAGGAGTAAGTTTGGGCTTGCAATCAAGTTCAATAACAAGCGCGGTATTTCGTTTTGCAAATGCATCGCATTGAACATTGAGGCGGCTAATTTCATCAATCGCGTCAAGTAGACCTTCTCGCAGATTGGCACGGACGGGATCAAGAGAATCACAGAGTGTTCCCTTGTTGTTTTTTTGATAAGTGCCAAATCTTGCAAGAGCGCGTAGTGAAATCAAGGTGTGCTTCATTGTGGTGCGTTTTTAATCTGTGACGGGACGGGGCGTTTAGAAACTTGGAGTTTGCGTGGAGGGCTTTTGCCTGTAGTGTCTTGTGTCCACACGGTAAATGCGGAAATCTGCTTGTCAAACCATTCAATGTCAGGAACTCCACGGCGATTCTCAATGTTAAATTTCCCGGATTTTGGATGCTTGACTTGAGCAAACACTCTAAATTTGCTGCACAAAAACACAATTCCATCATCGTCTATAGCAACGAATCCGGTATTTATTTCGCCAACAACAAACCCATTTGCTTTTAAATAAATACTGATGTCAAGCATTAACTTGGTCATTGACTTGCGTGGTGTCATAGGTGTTCAATCGTATCGCGGCGTTGTCTAGCATCGCTAAATTCAGTTCCCATGCTTGATCGGTTTGCAATAACGGTCACGGGAAGATAAAGTTTTTCGTAGTCCCGTAATGTCTCGGAATAAATTTGAATCTTTTTGTTCATGGCAATCATTGTTGCTTCAAGTTGCTCAATGTGCTTCTGCTTTTCAACGCACTTGGCGCAAACGATTAAATCTGTGCTGTCCACGGAATGCTTACCTCTCTTGAAATTCGGTCAATTGTTTCTTGAAACCATGAAATTGTTTGCGGTGAACCAAACCGCTCACCGCGCATTTGCCCGGATGCGTCTTTGTATTCAATTAGGGTTCGTAGCGGTGAAACCGTAATTACCATCCCTGATTTGTTTATGGCGCAGAACCCGGTTCGCGTTTCGCCCGCGTGAAATCCTTCTCCCCGTAAGTACATCATCGTTGATGCCCTGTGCATTTGAATTGGCTTGCTGTGGTATCTCATTTTAGTTGCCATACTTTGATCATTCGTCCGTGTGTTGATGCCCTTGATGAAGAAATTACTTTGCCCGTCCAACTAAATCCATTGAATACGCTGCCCGCAGCGTTTTTTAACTCAGAATAATTTAACCCGGATGCTTCCATGTCTCGCGCAACATCATCTGATGTCACTTGCCCAAGCGTGTGTGCTATTCGTTTTGCTGACTCTTGAGCAAGTTTGAGCAGTTCTTGTCTTGCGCCCGCCGCAAGATTCATTCCGTAGTCTTTGCGCCGTTGCGCTTCTGCGTGGTCAAAGAGTTCCATGATATTGTTCCTCCTTGGTTGGGATGTCGGCGTGTGGAACGCGCTTGATTCGCACGGCTGCGGGCGCGACAATTCGCATCCGCGCCTTGCGTAATTTTGATCCGCAGCGGCAAGCCTTCAAGCCGGAAGCCAACTCAATGTAGACCGGGATTGGTTCGCCGTCCGGGTTGTGTGCTAGAAGCATAATTGCTTCCGCTGAATCACATTCAACCCGTAGCGTCAAAACTAAGCATTTGTAGTCAGGGATCATTTGCGCTCCATTTCTTCAATCAAATCAACTGCCACAATTTCAGCGACCATTTTTGCCCAATACTCCTTGGCGGCTTCTACGGTCATATCAATCCACGGAGCGTTGGCATTGATTTGCCATTTTTGATATCGCATACATCCCGTGCGGACGATAATTACGGCTGTAAGTTCCCACGACCATTTTGTCTTGCCGTCAACCGTCTTTTTAGCAGCCATTGCGGTTGGCTCGACAATTCCAATAAGCGAACCTTCGGGAGCGGAAGCGGCAGTCTCGTCAATCTTTTCAAGATCGCTTGCATTAATAGCGGCAGTCTCAATTTCAATTGCAAATCCATTAACCATTTGGGATGCTTTCTGAGTGGTAGTAGGCAACTTTTAATGTTTCAACTTGTTCGATTTCGACTCGAAGAAGTCGGACATCGTTAATTATGCGTCTGAGGTCTTGCAGAGATTGACCCTTTAACTGAACGTCAATCCATTCTGAAAGCGTGTAAATTTGAACGGGATTTTCCCTTGTGTAATTGTCGTTGCAGCACCACCCCTTTACTGCTTCGGCTGCAAGTTTCTTAGATTCAAAGCCTTCGCAGTAATAATCAAACCCTCCTTTGAATTTCCAATACTGCGGGCAATCTGTTTCGGTGCTGCTATCCCAATCGTGCGCCCCGTAGTTCTCTTGAAATTGCGTCATTACGATAAAGGTTTCGGGTGTGTTAGTTGGCATTGTGAAATCCTTTCTTGATTCTTAGAAGTTGTAGTCGTAGTGCTTGACGGGCTGCGTGTGCAATCGGTATGACGCGTTGTGTGCTGAACGCCATCCCTTGTTCTTTGACAGGCGAATTCGATAGATTGGATTAGCAGGGTTTGAAGTGCAATCCCAATGCTGTTGCCCGTTGTTAGTGCAGATTGCTGAGAACCCGCCCGGAACGAATTCGGGCTTCCAATCCGGAGAGTGAACTGCATCCATCTCGCGAATCTCAATGCACTTGTCGCTTACGAACCGGATGATTTCGCATGGGGTGACATCGCTGTAGCCAATGCGATTTGCGTAAATTAACCTGCCCTGCTCATAGGATTCGCGTTCGGTGAGTGGGCGCCAAATTTCAACGGTGGTGGTTGCATTGCTCATATCAGTCTCCTTGTGTTCCGCGTCCGGCGGTTCGGGCGGGGCATCTTGCTCCGCATATACATAATAGCACCGATTCGCCGGGGCGCAAGGGGGCGGGGCGGTAATTCCCCAAAGATTGTAAAAAAGTTTTCAAGTAAAAACCCGGTCAGGAACCTTGGCGATTCAACTGACCGGGCTTCCGGGGGCATAGATGGGAGCCGTCCGTGGCTACCCGTTTCAATCCTATCAGGCTTGCAGCACTAAATCAAATGCTTTTGCCGTGGCATCTGCAGTCGTGCCATCCCAACGGGCGTAGTTGACTGCATTGGCATCCTTGCTTCGGATTGCTTGGTGGGCGCGGTAGTGTTGAATTGCGCTTGTCGCTGCATTCACCGCCGTCCATGCGGTCACACCGTATTTTGTGCTTTCGGTGTGCATTGTTTGATGGCAATGCGCCAAGAAGCGCAATCCTCTTTCACGCTTGCGCTCTTCCCAACCGTTGGTTGGATCTGTAACAAACTTTCCGTCAAGTGTTTCAAGAACATCTTGCCACAGTTGACGGAAAGTTTGTTACA